TACCAAAAAAGCAGAAATGTACAAGGTACAATAGAAGCGAATGAAAGTGTAGAAGGTGAAAGCATAGAAAAAAGAGTACAAAGAATTCTAAACGATGCAGAACCAATAACGGACAAAGCGCCGTATATAGAAACAGAAAGCAAACTAGGAGTACAGGCAAAGTACGACATAAGAGCAGATAAGTTCGAACTAGCAATAGACGAGATTGCGGAGATGCACAGACAAGGAGCGGAAGGATATCAAGAACAGATATCCAAAGGATTAACCGAGGGGTTAACAGACGAGGGAGGAAAAGAGGGAGAGGAATAAAATACCTCAATTATACGAGGCACCGAAGCAGGGGATAGTAATATCCCCTCTTTAAAACCAAGGCGGTACGCACGTATACTTATATATGAACTAATAAAGCACTTTATCAGAAAAGTAACAAAACGAAAAAGATATGATGAACGAAATAAAAAAAGCAGTAGGAGGGGCGACAGGTGGGATGATGCAAAGAGGAGCAAACGCAATCGGCGACATGGTATTCGGAGCAGGAGAAAACAAAAAACAATTAGAACAACAGAAAAAACTACAAGACTTAGCAACAGGAGCGAATAAAGAAATAGCTAATTACAATCAAAAATTAGCACTAGAAATGTGGGATAAAACAAACTACTCAGCACAATTAGCACAATTAGAAAAAGCAGGATTAAGCAAATCGCTAATGTATGCAGGAGGAGGAGCAGGAGGTTCAACGCAAGGAGCAGGGGAGGTACAAGGAGTAGGAGCGGGAAACGCAGACGGAGTCGCGCAAGGAATGATGGCAAAAGCACAGATGGCACAAGTAGAAGCAGGAATCGAACTAACTAAAGCACAAACAGAAAAGACAACAGCAGAAACAAGCAATATTAAAACAGGAGAACAGGGAACAGAACTAGACAATCAATTAAAGACTAAAACAATAGACTTTATGGCAGAACTAGCAGAAACGAACGTAACAAGCCAAAGAGAAAGTATAAGAGGAATGCAACTAGCGAACAACTTTGAGGAATTCCTACAGGACCAAAACAACGGAGACGGAAAAGCGTCATTAAAAGAAAGAGAGGTAAGAACAAGGATAAATGCTACAATAAAAGAAATGAACGTAGCAGACGGATTAATAGAAAAAATGAAGTCAGAAATAGGAGAAATAGGAGCGTCAACAAAAGAAATAATGTCGAATACAAAACTAAAAACACAACTATTCGAACAATTAGAGAAAACAAATCCTAAAGAACTGGAAAGCTTAGAAACTAACATAGAGATACAAAAAAAGGAATTAGAGAAAATGAAAAACGACCCAAACTATACAAAATGGGGGCAATACATAGATTTTACATTAAAATCAGCAAACAGTCTGGGAGACGTAATACAACAAGTAAGGGGCGGAAAAGTAGGAAAAGTAGGAGGGACAAAATAATGTGTCTATATCCAACATTCAGAAGAAATGGAAAATACAAGATAAACAAAAAAAAACAAGGGGGTAATACCCCCTTTGTTGGATAAAAGGGTACTATTAGTACCAACAAAATGTGGGAATTGCATGGAATGCATGAAAGCAAAAGCGAGAGAATGGAAACTAAGAATAGCGGAAGATGTAAGAGAAAACAAGAACGGAAAATTCACAACGCTAACATTTAGCAATGAATCAATAAGAGCGTTAAGCCAAGAGGAAGGATTAAAAACACTAAGAGGATATATATTAGATAACGCAATAGCAAAACTAGCGGTAAGGAGATTCTTAGAAAGATGGAGAAAAAAACACGGAAAAAGTGTGAGACACTGGTTGGTAACAGAGCTAGGACATAACGGAACAGAAAACATACATCTGCACGGGATAATATGGACAGATGAAAAAATAGAAGAGATAAGAGAAAGGTGGAACTATGGGTTTATATACCCAAAAAAGGACAATAAAACGCCAAATTACGTAAACGAAAAAACAGCAACATACATAACAAAGTACTTAAGCAAAAAGGACTTAAAACATAAAGAATACAAGCCAAAAATGTTTGTAAGCGCAGGAATAGGAAAAGGATATGCAGAAAGAGAGGATGCGGAACGAAATGAATATAAAGGAGAAAAAACAATAACAACATACAAAAGTAGAAACGGAACAGAGCAAGCACTCCCGATATACTGGAGGAATCAAATATATTCGGAAGATGAAAGAGAGAAACTGTGGTTACACATGTTAGATAAAAATGAAAGATATGTAGGGGGAGAAAAAATAGACGTAAGCGAAAACGACGATGACTACTGGGGAGCAGTAGAACATTATAGGAAAATAAACAACGAATTAGGATATGGAAGTAACGAAAAAAATTACGACCAAAAAAGATATGAAAACGAATTAAGATGGCTAAAACAAAAGGAAAGAATAAAAAAAAAGATAAACGATTGTAAAAGATAGCAATTGCAAAGATACATTACCGTATTAATTCCAGTCAATAATTATTCGGCATAAAACGCTACGCTATTTATACGAATAATTCTTTGACAGAAATTATACGATAATGAAAAAAGGCAAAAACTATCTAATACAATCTAACGGGGAGATAGTTAAATAAGGGGGTGTTACCCCCAAACCCCCAAAAAAAAAAAATAAAAATAAAATTTAGAAATAATAAAATAACAAGTATATTTGTATATGGAAAATAAAGAAAACAAAACTTCAAAAACACAAGGTGTAACAGAAGTAACAAGAAAAGTAGGAAAAGCAAGCACACTAAAGAGCTTCGGGGTATTAATTAAAAACGTAGAGGAAGCAAAACTACTAAACAAAGAAGACACACTAGAATTAAAAAAACTGCACGAAAAAGCAGTAAAACAATACTTAGGCTACAGTATAGAGGTATGATAGAAAAGTATGAGTTATTAATAATAATAACAGCATTAAGGGTAATAACAAAAGAACACCCAGAGAAATTAAGTTCGGAGGGATACGGTCAAGCAATAGACTTGATAGAAAAATTAGAAAAATACATATAAAAGAAAAAAAATGATAAGGGATGGATAAAATAAGATGGTACTCGCAAACAAAGTACGTAGATGTTGATACAGGAGAAATCATAACAAAGTCGGAATATCAACGAAGAGAGTTAAGAAAGTTAAAAACAAACAAAACAACAGAGTTAAAAACAATAATAAAACACAATGGAACAACAGAGCAATACGGAATCATTCAATACACAATCGAATGCAGAGAACACGAACAACTCAAACTCTTCTAAAGAAGCAACACAATTAATAGAACAAGTGCCGATGAAAAACGCACCGATATTAATAACAAGAGTGAGACAGTCGAGCGAAGAGGAGTTTGGAGAATATTTCGGAATGGTAGCAGGAATAAGAGTAACTGAATATTTCAGTGAAAAGGAAGAATTAATAAGCCATATAGATGACTGCGGAATTAAAAACTGGAGTACCGTGATAGCAGTAACAGCTGCACACATAGTAAGCTTAGAGGAGTACAAAAAAATAAATAACAACTAAAAAAAGAAATCATGAAAGAAACACTAGGAGGAGGAAGAATTGGTTCAGGCAATGAAATGGAAGTCGAACTTCACGGATGGGGAAAATCAACACACAACTTAAAACAAAAACTTATAACAACAATTAGTGCAGGAACGCTAGTACCGTTCCTAGTAGAACCAGTACTACCAGGTGACGAATGGAAAGTAAAGGTATATGCAGACTTAATGACAGAAGCAACAAACGGAGCAATGTTCGGGAGTTTCAAATATCAAGCAGATTTCTATTTCGCACCATTAAGGCTATACATAGGAAAGATGCACAATAATAAACTAAATGTAGCTACATCAATAGACCAATTAAAACTACCGTTATTAAGGTTAAGAGGTAGAGCATTAGACACAACAAAAACACTAGCAAACCAACAAGTACACGTAAGTAGTATAATGAGCTACTTAGGAACGAGAGGTTTAGGAAGGGCAACAGCAGGACAAACAGAAGTAAGGAGAGATATTAGCGCTGTAGAATATCTAACGTATCTAGATATATTCAAAAACTACTACGCAAACAAACAGGAAACAAACGCATATGTTATACATAGCGAGCCACAAAGTGACACAAAGTCGGTAGTAACAATAAGCGTAAAACTAACAGGGACAACAGCGGTAACACTAGGGTACAGAAATGAAAGTCCGTCAATAACAGGGATGCCAAGACCAAACGAGCAAAATTTCGAAAACAGCGTAATAGGAATAGTCAGCGGAAGCGGTCAAACCGTAGGAAATATAATGCTAATATTAAGCGATGGAGGAGAGACAAAAAGAGTATCATACGAAGATGTGTTTACAAACAGAACAAATACGGCTACATCAATAACAAGTACAGGATTAGAATTTGAAGAGCTAGCAAGATACCCATATGTGGTAGGATGGGATTACGCAGGAGCAGGAGAGTTAACAAGAGAACCTCAATTAAAAGAATTCCCAATAGCAAACATAGACTTACTAAGAGAGGAAATATTAACAAGAACAAAACAAGCAACTCCGATAATAGTAGGAAACGAAGCAGGAACGAATATAGAACCAATAACAAGCCTAATACAAGTAACAGGAAGCGGAGCGACACTAAGAACAAGCTTGGTAAACAATCAAGAGGGACTATTAGTAAAAACATATCAATCAGATATATTCAACAATTGGTTAAAGACAGACATAATTAATCAGATAAACAACGCAAGTGCAATAAGCATAGTGAACAACATGTTATTTGTTGACCAAATAAACATGGCAAAAAAAGTGTACGAACACTACAATAGATTAGCAGTGACAAGCGGAACGTACAAGGATTACATAAGAGTAACGTACGGAGTAGAAGCGAAAGATATAGAAATCCCAATGTATCTAGGAGGACTGAGCAAAGAAGTGGTGTTCCAAGAGGTGGTAAGTTCAGCAGAAACGGCAGATAAGCCACTAGGAACAATCGGAGGAAGAGGAACGTTTAACAACAAAAACAAAGGGGGATATATAGAACTAAAGAGCGATGAAGAATGGGGAACATTAATGGGGATATTAAGTATAACACCACGATTAGTATACAGTGACGGAAATAAATGGTATAACAATCTGAAAACAGTAGCAGACTATCATATTCCCGCAATGGACGGAATAGGATTTCAGGACTTAATAACAGACCAAATGGCATATTGGGATACACAGGCAACAACAGCAGGAGTAATAACAACATACAGCGCAGGAAAACAGCCAGCATGGACAAACTACATGACAAGCTACGATAGAGCACTGGGGAGATTCGCAGACGAAGACGAACTGTCATGGATGGTATTAGGAAGGAAATATACGCCAAACCAAACAACAGGAAGAATAAGCGATCTAACGACATATATAGATCCAGCAAAGTTCAATTACGTGTTCGCAGTAGCGAGTAGAGATGCGCAAAACTTTTGGACAGAGATAGTAAGCGATATAACAGTAAGGAGAGTAATGTCGGCGAAACAGATACCAACATTCTAAAAAAAATGAAACATTTAAGATACCAAAAAAGCAGAAATGTACAAGGTACAATAGAAGCGAATGAAAGTGTAGAAGGTGAAAGCATAGAAAAAAGAGTACAAAGAATTCTAAACGATGCAGAACCAATAACAAGCCTAATACAAGTAACAGGAAGCGGAGCGACACTAAGAACAAGCTTGGTAAACAATCAAGAGGGACTATTAGTAAAAACATATCAATCAGATATATTCAACAATTGGTTAAAGACAGACATAATTAATCAGATAAACAACGCAAGTGCAATAAGCATAGTGAACAACATGTTATTTGTTGACCAAATAAACATGGCAAAAAAAGTGTACGAACACTACAATAGATTAGCAGTGACAAGCGGAACGTACAAGGATTACATAAGAGTAACGTACGGAGTAGAAGCGAAAGATATAGAAATCCCAATGTATCTAGGAGGACTGAGCAAAGAAGTGGTGTTCCAAGAGGTGGTAAGTTCAGCAGAAACGGCAGATAAGCCACTAGGAACAATCGGAGGAAGAGGAACGTTTAACAACAAAAACAAAGGGGGATATATAGAACTAAAGAGCGATGAAGAATGGGGAACATTAATGGGGATATTAAGTATAACACCACGATTAGTATACAGTGACGGAAATAAATGGTATAACAATCTGAAAACAGTAGCAGACTATCATATTCCCGCAATGGACGGAATAGGATTTCAGGACTTAATAACAGACCAAATGGCATATTGGGATACACAGGCAACAACAGCAGGAGTAATAACAACATACAGCGCAGGAAAACAGCCAGCATGGACAAACTACATGACAAGCTACGATAGAGCACTGGGGAGATTCGCAGACGAAGACGAACTGTCATGGATGGTATTAGGAAGGAAATATACGCCAAACCAAACAACAGGAAGAATAAGCGATCTAACGACATATATAGATCCAGCAAAGTTCAATTACGTGTTCGCAGTAGCGAGTAGAGAGATC